CAACACCGTAATCCCAATAGCTAATGCCCATTTTGCAATAGGCCAAAACTTCGCGATTAAATGCATCAAAGGTATTAAAACAAAAGCCAATGGAGAAAAAATGGTTATAACTAAATTAAATAAGAAAAATATTAAATCAAAATTCCTTACACCATCATTAACCGGCATTCTATTTGTTGTTGTTGAACACTCCCTATTTGTAATTTCTTTTATACCTAAATGTCTTGATCTGTTGTAACCCCACTTCCATCTATCGATAAAACTTGAAACGGTGTAAACTCTATTATAATTAAATTCAAAAAACTTGTCTTCACAATTTATTGCATCTGCAATCATTTTTTGACCTATGGTTGTTCCTGTATCTCCGTAATCTGACCAATCTAAACTAAATGCGTAAGATTGTCTTTGTAATGTATCGTCTGTTGGTCCGTTCGCATCGATGTCCGAATCCCAACCATATTCCCTTATATTTGGCACCAAATAATCAGCCCTTTGTGTTGATGCTGCAAATCCTTCGTTTTGATATTGAATTTTAAATCTATATTTCGCTTTAGTTGGTATACCTACTTTAGGGTCGTTTGAAATTATTTGTTCCCCAAATTCGTTTGTTGTGACGTAATCCAAATTCATTGGCATTTCAATTAACCATGTCCCATCACTATCTATTAAGTTTCCACCTTCAGGTAATTTATACTGTTCTAATATTGGGTATCCTCCCGCATCGGTATATATTGTTTGTCTGATAGCTAAAATGGTGCCAGGTGCCGTAACCAAATCACAAAGATTCCCTGTATCAAATTTTGGTTTACAATTAGTTTGTAACGCATCTTCATCTGTTGTTGAAAACATTGATCCCATGAATATCGCTTGAGGTTCAATTTGAATCCCTAAATCCCTCAAATCAAAATCCACTCTTGTGATACCAATATTACATAACTCATCATCACCCCAAAACGAAGTTACTTCAACTTCTTTCTTTTCATTAACTATTTGTGGTAAAGAATCTAAATCAGGTGATGATTTAAAAGACGACCCCTCAAATTGTCCTTCACTACCCATACCCATTCTTATAAGGTCGGCAGGTCTTAAAGAAAAACAACCAATGTTTGATACGTCCATGTCCATCACAACTATTTGTTGTCCTAATGGAACTCCGACAATCATAAAGTCACCACTATCGTTAGTTCTAACTGTGTATTTATAATATTTTTCATAAACCTCTAATACCGTACCGTTACTTACAACATCCTCTCTATCAGGAAAAGTCCCTGTTGGGTTGTGCCCTCCATATTCTTGAACATAAGGTAAAAGGTTATATCTATAACCATCTTCATTTTTGTCGGTTAAAGTTTTATATGGATATAATGTTGAGATGACGGGATCTTCAGAGTCGTCAACTGAAAGTGGTACGAATACCGAAACTGTTACATTTGGCACCCCATACCCACCATTGGCAATTACCCTACCAGCAACCACCCCATAATCAGCACAAAACCTCGTGTAAACGTCTTCCTGTTTTAATTTTAAAGATAATATTTCAATAAAATCAAAATCTTGATCTACCTTAATTCTAATGTTTTTGTCTATTCCCGGTGTGGTTCTTAATCTATAGTTTTTGGACATACTTCTCTTTGTTGATAAATAGTTATGTTAGTTATTTTAAAAATAACAAGAGTATTGCCAAAATAAATAATCTTATGAGAAGTCTACGGTTGAAAGGTTTTTAACTCTAACCTTTATGTCTTTTCTTGGGAACCTAATTTGATATATTTGATCGGGTTCAGCAAATATAGTATCGTCAACTAAAGCTATTTGTTTTGTTGTATTATCGACATATCTTTGTGATGTTTCTGAAGAAGAATACTGACCACCAACTTTGTTATAAACTCTAATTTCCGCCAACGTATTTACCCCTCCAATATCTTGAACTAATCTTCGTAAATCAGATACGTTTAGATTTTGTCCGAGTTCTTTACTACTAGGATTCATATATGTGCTAACTTGATTAATAATTTGAGTTATAACTTCGGATTGTGAACCAGCATTATCTAACACAACAAAAAACTCTAACTCCAAATCTATAACTTTTGCAACTTCAATAGATATGTAATCATTTATCATTCTATATTTTGAAAGGTAGGTTGCTAAATTTGTTTTTAGGTTATTAGAAACTGTTTGAGTTAAAACACCTGTATTGTCGTAAGATAATATTTTTATCAAAATTTTATTATCTAACTCAGTTATTGAAACTTTAGCCGGAGCACCGTAATTACCCGGCATAGTATCTATTAATGATTTATAATCATTTATTGTTACCGCTCTTTTTTGTGATGCAAAATTAAATGTAACCATGTTTCTAACCTCATCAATTGATGGTTGATTTGACCCACCTATTGCTGCGGTAACATTATTTACACTTAACGATTGTGTTACACTTCTATTTATACTATCCGATGGACCATTAACATAGAAGTCTGCAGTTACAACTTGAGATATTGCACCAACACCTATATTTGAAACCAAACCACCACCAACTCTATATTGGACAAAAAGTGTGGTGTTAGGTTGAACAGTTAATCCAAGACCTATATTATTTTGGTAATTTTGTAATTTTAACGGTATACCCGTTTGAGTAAATTGTTGAAGTTGTTGGTTTGGTGTAGTTGTACCAGCCCCAAATTGTATTTTTAAAAACCCTTCGGGCGTGTATTCAGTAATAAACCTATTATCGGTTTTAATGTATTTACCAACTTTTACACCGGCAGAATCAACAGGTTTTGTTGTGTCTTCAATAAATACAGTATCCTCTACTAAAGCATCGACTTCATACCATCTTCCATTACTTGAATTAAATTCAGCATATGTTGGTGTGTTTTGATAAGATGTTCCGTCTTTTTGAATAATTGATGTTACCCCTAAAACATTTTTTTCAGGTAAAAAGAAATTATAAAAGGGAACCACATTATTACTATTAATAACTATTTTAAATATTTTTGTAGATCCGTTTACAATAACTTCTCTTTTTGTGATGACATAATTAACAATATTATTGTTCTGGTCAAATGTCGGTATCTTAGTTCTATTTACAAACCCTTCAATGTTATAGTCTGAAGAAAAATCAATATCATAAAGATTTTCAAATATTGTCCCTGCACCCGCAAATTGTGATCCCGCCCTTAAAACACCCAAGTATGCGGTGTTATCTGAATCACCTGCCGGTGGTACGGTTATAGAAATATCAGCAATTGTAACCGATGGTCTAAATCCTGGTATTTTTAAACCATAAGTTCTTGCAATATTAAATACTGATGACCTTTGTTGGGCATATTGTAGTACGGTTTCTTGGATACTTCTATCAATATGAAAATGTAAATTATCAGTGATAGCGGCATTTAAATCCATCAATACCGAAAATACCGAAGCATCATTAAAGTTTTGTATAAGTTCAGGATAATACTGTTGGGTGTAATTTATTAACTCCCTTCTTATTCCTTCAAAGTCTCTTTCTGTATATGAAATTTTTCTATTTGCCATATAATATTAAATATTGATTATTACGAATTCTCTAGTCCCAAAAGCACTTGAATTATCTATGTATTCTATTTTTACTTTTGCGGTATATTCTTCTGTGTTTGCACCAGGCACTCTATAAATTGGTACATCAAATTGTTCTACCGGCAATTCACCTAAAGAAGGTTCGGTATTTACGTAAGGTTCTATCGAAATGTTTTGTATTGTTAGGTTGGGGATATATTTAGTAACAGAATCTTCTATTTCGGTCTTAATGCTATCAAAAGTTAACCCATCTAAAGGTTCAAAAATAAAATCATATAATCTTGTACCAAAATCTGGTAAAAAATAACGACTACCCTTTCTTGTCAATAATAGGTGAATTAAATTACTTCTTATTTCATCATTTGTTTCTTCAGAAAGTAATAAAAATTTTCCATCAATACTTTGTCTAAAAGGAAATATTATACCGTATGTAATTCCATCTGCCATATCAAATAAATATAACCTGATATAATTTTATATAAATAAAAAAAATCCCAACTTAATGTCGGGATTCTTGTAAAACTTTATTTCCTCTTTCGTGTCTGGGTTCGTATGGACAATGTAAGCAACCATTGCCACAACACTTACCACGTTTCATATGATATTCTTCTGTCATAACCATTCTACCTTGACTATCATAATAAAATTCAGTTGTCTGGAGTTTTGGTCCAAACTCTCTAACGTATTGTTGTTGTATCCAATCTTTTGATGCTCCTACATTCATATTAGTTAGTTTTTCTTTGGTTATAAAACGCTAACAATACTTGGTATGTTAGCGTTATATTATTTCCCCATTGTGCTTTCATAACTTAAACAATTTCACATGCTCCACCAGCACACGCAACTTCTCCTCGTAGGTCGGTGTTATCTTGTAACTCAATTACTTTAGTAAGATCAATATTAGTTAATGTTTTTACTAAGTTTTCATATTCTTCTTTTGTACAATCGGAAAACGGAGCCTGGGTATACGAACCTCCGTTGTATGGTAATACAGAAAGTCCATTATAAAAATCTCTGTTATTCCACATCCATTCACCTACTAAATCCCACTCATCTTCTTTAATTGAAACTGTTGCAGATACGTTGTGAGAGTTTTGTCCGTTTCTATGTCCAGGTTTAATCCATTCTTGAGATACTTTTTTAACTCTTTCCAACATTTGGAATACAGACTCATGTCTTATAATCGCACCTTCTGGAGCTTTTTGTGGTATACTAATAACTGCAGTATCGTGAGGACGGAAAAACTCATCTTCAATTAACTCAGGGTGATTAATTGCCAAGTAAGAATAGATTGATTCATTTTTACCTACACGGATTCTTCTTAAATAGAAGTCATTATGCCAAGCGTGGATTCCTGATGAAGTACCTAATACCAATGATGAGGTACCTGACGGTTTAACGGTTGTTGTTCTTGCTGATTTGTTAATCCCAATAAGTGTTGCAACTCTTTCATTTTCTTCTTTAACCGCCTTAGCGGCTTTTTTCATATCA